AGTTCAATTCTCTCTCAGCCCACCAAGGAGATAAAATGCAAGTAGATGATTATTTAAAAGTATTTAATGTTATTCCTAGCACAGTATGTCAGGAATTAATAAAAGAATATGATAGTGATCCAGAGTGGCAACAACATAAATGGTATACTGCTGCAGACGACACTAAATCTTCTTTACATAATAAAGAACTTGATGTATTGTATCATAAAAAATTAACTGTATTAGAACAGTATCTAGCGCAAGCATTGATGAGATATTATAATGAAACTGGTCTTAAAGATCTAGTAACATATCATGGACCCATTAGACTTAACAAATATAAAACTGGAACAGTTATGTCACAGCATTTTGATTTAATCCGTAGAAATAAAAATGATGGTATACCTGTTTTGACATTTCTTGGATTAATGAATGAAGAGTTCGAAGGCGGAGAGTTTGTTATAAGAGATAAAGTAGTAGAATTTAAACAAGGCGACATTATGATTTTTCCATCAACATTCATATACCCCCACAGAGTAGAGGAAATAACTAAGGGTACACGATATTCGTTCGTAGTATGGGCATATTAAAGCGAGGGTGGTGGAATGGTATACACAGGAGACTTAAAATCTCCCGTCTTTGGACATGAGGGTTCGAATCCCTCCGCTCGCACCATTTAGAGTTTAAAAGGATTACAACAATATGGATAAGAAAAATGTAACACAGATCGTTCGTTCTTTTGTTCGAGATTACCCTATGGTTGGGACTAATGTTCGGGATTGGAGACCAGAAAGATCCCCGAACTTTTTACAAAATACTAGATTTAATTGTCTTCATAAATTGAAAAGGAATGAAAAAGAATTTAATAAAACCATTGACATTAATGCTGAGATTTAGTATAATAATATATGTAAGGTTAAAAATATAACTGGAGAATTTAATGGAAATAAAGATTAAGAAAGTAGAAAATGGTTACTTCGTTGAGGTAAACGGAGAATGTGAAGGCGAATATTTTGAGAAAGAATATGTATTTTCAAAGTATTTTCAGGTTCAAAAATTTGTTAAGGAACATTTAAACAATGACAATCGAGGAAGCAACTAGAGTTGTAGTAAATAAAGAGGGTGATTTGGTTGAAGCGTATAATTTTTTTGTACTGCAAAAAGCCAAATTAGATAAATACTTTACAGAGTTTCTTGACTCTAATGAAAAAGAAATGAGCGAAGATAACTATGATTCTCCTGCCTGGAAGCAGTATAGGGTCATGTTAAAAGATTATGAGACAGTCGAAAAATTCATTACTACAAGTAAATATTACATTACCAAACATGTTTGAAAACGCAAAACAGTTTTCTTTGTATATCGAAAGGGTTGTGCAAGAAAAACGCATGACACACATGGATGCTGTTCTTGAATATTGTAAAGAAAATTATTTAGATCCTCAGGATATATCTAAACTAATTAATAAATCCCTTCGTGATAAGATTAAAGTAAATGCTACAGAACTCAACTATTTCCCAAAACAAGCAACACTTGATATTTGACCGAGCACATAAAGCATACCAAATGTATCTGGCAGTAAAATTGCATTTTATGTCAGACAAGTATGACATTACAAAACATAGGGGTCGTGTTATGACTTCTAAAAGTAATTTTGCATACAGCAATAGAGAACATCTCTTTAATAAGTTTGCTGATAAGTTCGACAATAAACAACAGATGGCGCAATATCTTATTGCTAACTTTGCATATGGCGCTTGGGGCAACACTGACATTGTTTATGGAACATCAGAGTCAGACGAAAATTTCAAAGAATGGAATCGTAGACAACAATCTATGACCCAAATCTTTAAGCAAGATCTAAGTAAGATTCGACTTCATTTTGAGACAAATAATATGTCACTTGAATCTGATCTTGACGCAAAATTTCCAAGAGTTCCCGATCTATTTCAGTTGTATCTTGGCAAACACATTACACTTGAAACATTAGTTATTTTGGACAATCATCATTCGTTTTTAGACAACTGGAAAACAAATCTTGGTAGTCTATTCTCTGATGAGATTCGTAGGGTGATCAAAGCAAGACCATTTGTCAAGTTTGATCGAATTAAAACAGAACCAATCTATGTGGGGTTTATTCAAGAGTTTTAAAATGGGGCATACATTTCGAAAAGAAAAGTCAATTGATGACTATAAAAAAAACTACAAAAAAATCATGGTTAAAGATATTGAAAGAAAACAAACTAAGAATAAAAAGATCATTGAGTTTGATCAAGAATTTGATGATGATGATTTCGAAGATGAATATAACAGCGACTTCGCTAATTCTATTGATGATGAAAAAAATAATTACTTTACAAAAAATAGAAAGTAGAGTATTATAAATAGTTGTATAGCATGACTAATGTGACATACGACAAAACTTTATACACTTTTATACGACAAAGGAAAATATATGGATATCGCAACACTACGCAAATCACGTCAAACTGACTTTACGAAAATTCTCGGAGAGTTTGACAAAATCTCTAACCCTTCTGGAGATTCAAAATCCTACGAAGACGACCGATTCTGGAAACTAACTGCTGACAAAGCAGGTAATGGTACAGCAACTATTCGCTTTTTACCACGTGTAGAGGGTGACGAGTTTCCTTGGGTTCGCGTTTTTAATCACAGCTTCCAAGGTCCAACTGGTAAATGGTACATCGAGAATAGTTTAACTACTCTTGGCGAAAACGATCCTGTCGGCGAACTCAACTCTCGCCTGTGGAACAGTGGCTCTGAAGCAAATAAAGAAATTGCTCGCAAGCAAAAACGCAAGTTGACATATATTATGAACATTCTTGTGCTTAATGATCCTGCTAAACCAGAGAACAATGGTAAAGTGTTCTTGTTTAAGTTTGGTAAGAAAATCTTTGATAAGATTATGGATAAAGCGAAGCCAACTTTTGAAGATGAGAAACCAGTATTGGTATTTGATCTTTGGGAAGGTGCAGATTTTAAACTACGTATGCGTAAAGTAGATGGTTACTCTAACTATGACCAATCTGTTTTTGCAGAACCAAGCGCACTTTTTAACGCTGATGAAACAAAACTTCTTGAAGTTGCTTCGAAGCAATATAAGTTGTCAGAGTTTCTTGCGGCAAAGAACTTTAAATCTTACGACGAACTCAAGCGTAAGTTGGAAATGGTTCTTTCTGGTGGAGGTGTAGTTACTACTGCTGCTGCTTTGGCAGATGAAGAAGAAGCAGAAGCACCTGTTCGTGCCAGTAAACCTGCTTTAGTTCCTAAGACAGCGAAACCTGTAGAGGATGATGAAGACGATATGTCTTATTTTCAAAAACTCGCTAACGAGTAAAAAGAAAGGGAGCTTCGGCTCCCTTTTTTATTTCCAGCAAGGTCCAGTATAATCAATAAATAACATATATCTGGTACCTTTGAGTATTGGGGTTATTTCTGTTCGCTTCATACATGGCCAAAACATAAGATAACCTCTTTCTCTTCTTTGCGCTAATGTTGGTATAGCTGTCCAAAAATTATATAAAATTATTTCTGATCCCTCATATTCATTGTTAGGTGTTAGATTAACGCATGCGAATATTTTATTGTGTCTATCTTTTGATAGCCAATTAATCCTTGCACATTGCGAGATAAAAGATTTTTCATCACCATCAAACTTCATTATTCGAGCTTCTAGAGTATAATCAGTATCTAGAAAAAACATTGTTTCATTTGCTGTTTTGACAACATCTGTAATTCTGTCAAGCAGTGTGCGAATACCCTCATCGTTGGTGTCAATTTCAGTTTCTGTCGATATTTGCTTTATTGTTCTTACTACAGGAAGTGATTGATTTCTAAACTTCGATCTCTCAAAAGATTTGTCTTTATGCAAATCAATTATATACTGACACTCTGTGTCGCTCAAAAAATTGTGTTCAAAAACAATATCTGATATCATTATAATTATTCCAGTTATTAATAGGTCGGGCTTGGTTGGTATCTTCTATCTAACCATTTTTGGAATGAAGACTCGTTATTTTTAGATGATTTTCCTTCACCTTTTACATTATTATTTACAACATTTGTTGTGTTTGGAGCAACGACAGTATTATTTGATGTTGGTGGACTTGATAAGTTTTCAGCATCCGCTAACTCATTTCTCTTCTGCGATATTTCTCCAGCTCTATCAACTGGTAATGTTGAAACTCCAGATAAGTTTGCTTCTTCTGCACCACCAGCTGCTTGTTTTCTATAAGCCATCGCTGCTGCTTGTTTGTCTTGAGCATTTGGTGTTGATCTGCCGAATTTCTTTGCTTCATCCATAGCGAGTTGTTCAACAGTTTTTGGACCAATACCAGAATCAGGTGATGATGAAGTTGCTGCTGGTGCTGGTGTTGCTGCTGGTAATGGTGTTGCTGTTGTTGTAGGTAATGTTGAAACTCCAGACAACTCTCCCTCTGATTTTCCACCTAATGCTTGTTTTCTATAAGCCATCGCTGCTGCTTGTTTGTCTTGAGCATTTGGTGTTGATCTGCCGAATTTCTTTGCTTCATCCATAGCGAGTTGTTCAACAGTTTTTGGACCAATACCAGAATCAGGTGATGATGATGTTTGTTGAGGTTGTGGAGATGATG